TCCTACTGTAGGGGCTTGTCTAAATCCAAAACCAGCCGTTTGATTTGCTGCCATAGTTTTATTTTCCTTGTTTATGTACTGACCCAAATAGGTCAATACGGATTAATGTTAATTTGTTGGACTTAGAAATTGCTAAATAACTATTTCTTTGTACCACCAAAAGTTACACGAGTTTGTCGTTCATTATTGAACGGCATACTAGGGTGCTGTTCCTTCATAAGATTGTTCTCTACTGCTTCTTCTTTGGCGTCGTTCTGTTTTTTATAGTACTCGTCAATTTGAAGCGCAATCTCTTCTGGTATCCTAGCCAGCAATAGGCCGCCCACTCCGATAACTCCAGCGTATTTACCTTCTGTCATCTCTGGATATTGAGTGTCTGGATATTCGTCAGCTCTCACTAACTCCCATCCTTCTCTCAAAGACGATGCTACGTTTTTAGCATCTGATGATCCAAGAATTTCGGATCGTATCCATTGATGTCTGAATCCAGTTGGCGCTGGTGGTGCATCAAGTGAGTTAGGTGGAGACCAAACTTTTTTTGTTTCAGCTTTCGCTCTTGTTTGGCTCGCACGTGAGGTTTTTATTTTATCATTTTCCATTTTATGCTCCTTCCGTGATGTTTAATTGTTTTGCATAATCTTCTAGCGGCACACCTAGTCTTTTAGCAATTGCTACCTGTGAAGGTGTGAGTTTGACAGTTTTCTTGCGTCCTGTTGAGGCTGAACGTTTAGCCGAGGCTACATTTTGAACTGGTTTAGTTCTTTCAGTAGAATTATCTTCTATCTTATCAAATTTATGGGGAAATTCAACTCTTATTCTTTTGTCAACTTCTTCATAATATTCTTCAGATTTAGGGTCATAACCTTCTGATTCTACAAGTCTTTTATGTATATCAAAAGCCGTATAAGTCATAGCTGAATCGTTACCAAACCAAGCATTTTTAGATGCCCAGTCTTCCGCTCTAGGATCAGTAACTACTGATTGAGTAGATCTTTGAGGATTTATCTTAACTTCTTTTTCTTGCACAGGTTTCTCTACTCTAGTTTTTAAAGTATTTAAACGTGCAGCATCCATAGTTAAAGTTGCAATTTGTTCTTGCGCTTTAACTTGACCTTCCACATCTTGAGCTTCAATAGAAGTTTTTAGTGCTTGTTTAGCTGCAACTAAATTACTTGATACTCTATTTTCAAATTCAGAAACATAGGATTTATCTAATTTAGATAATCTTCCTTCTACTTCATCTTTTTGTCTTTTAGTTGATTCAGCAAAAGCTATTGCTTCTTCTTTTTGTCTTTCAGCTTCTCTCATTTTACGAGTTAATTTAGCAATACGTCTTTGAACGCCATCACTATATTCTTTTAGCTCATCTTTATCTTCAGATTTTTTTTCAAGTTTAGCTTCTTTTTCAGAAGATTTATCTTCGTCTTGAGTAGGTTGTTCTACTTTTTCAACTTCGATTTTTTCTTCGATAGGTGCTTCAACTTTTTCTGGTTCACCTTTATCATCTAAATTAATTTCAGCACCGACTGTTTCGCCGACATCAATTAATTCTTCAGATGGTTTTTTGTTTTCGTTTTCTGTTGGCATAGTTCCTTCCTATGTTGTTAAATGTAATGAAGAACTGATTCAGGATCACCTATGGTCCCTAACACTTCATC